GAGTGCCTATAACGCGAGGAGCGGCGCCCGACCTGGGCGCAAGGTTGTGAAAGCGGAACTGCAAACACGCGCATGTTTCAACAGTAACCAGTCACTTATCAGCCGAAAATTCGGGAGACTACGGACCCCGACCCGGGGAGTACGAAGTTTGCGATCGCTGGTGCAGCGTACCGCGCAGCCTCGTAGGCCCAATTGGGGGCAGAGGCCGACAAGACCCCGACGATTTCATCCATGGTGTTACGAGACTTCGACCCGGAGGACGACGGGGCGATGACGCCCTCAGTAGGCGTGGGGCGCCACTCGTAGACGACGGTGGCACGGATCTTGATTGAACCGCTGCCGAGACCGCGCCACACCATGGCGATCGCGCCTCGCTGGCCACTCGTCTGAGTGGTACCGACGTAGGCGAAGTCGCCATCAAGGATGCCAGGCGCCCATTTCAGTTCAATGGGCGTGGAATCCGGCGTGCGGACCTCGTTCGGGCAACCGGCGGCAAGGCCGTCGGCGGTGGAGCCCGAATACGCGATTGCCTCGTTGCCGTTGATCTGCGAGCGGTTGACGACGCCGCTCCGGTTAAGTTCGGAGCCGGTGTACATCAGCTGCAGGCAGGCAGCGACGGGGCGCACTTCGGCCGCGATGCCGGCGAAGAAGGCGCTGCCCGGCCCGGGGTAATACCCGCCGGGCTGAGCAGTGGAGGCGTTGACCGCGGTGGCGTAGACGACTGAGGAGGTGGTTGCACCCGTGCCCCAGCAGCCAGGCACCAGAGCGAGATAACCCGAGTCCGAGGAGAAAGAATACTCGTTAACAACACGGGTCAAATAGCCTGCGCCGGTCCCCATGAAGGCAGGAGGGGCCAGTGGAGCCGCGCAAGGGTCATTGAGGAGACGCGCATACGCCCGGCCGGCCTCGTCGAGCGACGAGAACCTGGGGGCGGAGCGGCGGGCCTGGACGACAGTCTTGCGGGCTGGGTTGGCCGAAGCGGACTTCGGCCGTTTGGTGGCAAGGCGAAGCTTGCGCTTCATAACCTGCACCATGTCGGATTGCGTTTCACCGACAGAACTCTCTCCGGTTCGTATAGAGCCGGCAAGCAGACCTCGAAATCGAGGTCTTAGAAGTCGCGGGGCGCGGCGTATCCACCCTCGATGGCTGATTCGAGGTAATACTGCCGGTCATGGGACACTCCGGCGCGAGCGTAGAGCTCCCTCGCCTTCGGGCAAGGCTCTGACGCGCGAGCACGGAGGCCGTAAATACCGGCCAGTACATTGGCATACGCCCAATAGACCGGAACACGGTCGTACTTGTCTAAAACCGACTGCGCCTTCGCCCGGCACAGTCCATAGATCTTACGGTACGGCCAATCGTCCGTGCCGAACTGGGCGACTATGCCCGCCTTCAGCCAACCCCGCTTGTACGAGGGTGTGAAGACGGGCTCGCCGCCAACAACGCCGATGTAGCCCCCAACAAAA